TCCGTATAAGGTAGCCACGGTCTCTTTTCCATATTTCTCCCCGATCATCTGCTTTATAACCTTAATATTATGTACATACGTCGCCCAAATTATACACTTACCTTCTACCTCCTCCAATAACTGTGTGAGATCTTTTAATTTAGCATCGTTTTCAAAAACAGTAATTTCTCCTTTATCTGTTTTAACAAAACCACTTACCACTTGCTGTAATTTAATAATTTCCGTTAGTTTATTATCAAATGAAACTTTATCATCATTAATAATAACTCGAGCTTCTCTTCTTAATTTTTCGTATACTCTTTTTTGTTCCCCAGTTAATTCTATTTTTCGTTCAATATATAGTTTTTCTGGTAAATCAAGACAGACATCTTTTGTTACCCGATAAGAAAAACTTTTGATTTTATGCTCTAACTCTTCTAAATTAATATATTTAACAGGTATTTGAATGGTTCTATTTTGCACTTGAATGGGGTGCATAACTGCATAATGATTTCTATAAGTATAAAAAGAACTAAAACCTAGTAAATCTTTACTTAAAAACTCACATTGTGTATAAAGGTCTAATGGAGATTTTGTTATTGGGGATCCTGTTAGTAATCGGCGGTATTTTGCCCATTTACCTAATTTACAAATTGCTTTTGTTCGTAGTGCTGATTTGTTTTTTATTGTTGTTGATTCGTCAAGAATAAACATCGTAGTATCTCCATGCTTTTTTAACCATTCACCCAAGAATTTAACGCCACTAGCATGTGATAAAGCTTCTACATTCATTAAAACGTACAATAAATTATTATATTGGTATTTATTAAATAATTTTATTTTACTTTTTTTCCAGACAAAAATATCAGCGGAATACTTCGAATGCAGCCGAATCTCATCAAACCAATTCAAATATACTGAATTAGGAGCTACAACTACTGCTTGTTTTATCTTCTTTTGGTGATATAAAGAGCTTACATTATCTATAGCAACTTTTGTTTTGCCTGTTCCCATTTCCATAAAATAGGCAAAATTAGTTTTATCCCACCCTTCTTCTAAAGCGGTCTCTTGGTGCTTAAATGGATCGGTTTCATAAATTTCCGAAAAATTCATTACTTTCTTTTTATACTTTTTTCTTTACATTAACAAGTAGATAAATTATAAGACCAACCCAGGAGGTTCTTATGGACTTAGAAGCAGAATCGGTCATACAGGTCGATACTGCGATGTCCTCCGACATCGCAAAATCTTGCAATAAGTTATTGGAAACTCAGAAACAAATGGAAGCGATTGACGAACAATTAAAAAAGTTGAAAGCAACCGAAACAACACTTTCTGAGCAAACAATTCCAAACTTAATGCAACAGGCTGGTATAAGTTTTATCAAACTCGCGGATGGTTCCGCGGTTGAAGTAAAACCTTACTACGCAGCGAAGATTCCTGTTTCCAAAACTGAAGAAGCATTTACATGGCTTCGCGGTAATGGGCATGGGGATTTAATTAAAAATAATATTATGGTTACTTTCGGACGTAATCAAGACAACCAGGCAAAATCGGTTGCTGAAGATTTACGTCAAAAAGGTCATAATGTTAAACAAGCTGAAAAGGTTGAGCCTATGACATTAAAGGCATTTGTAAGAGAACAAATTACAAATGGTAAAAATGTTCCGGCAGATCTTTTTGGTGTTTATGTTGCAAATAAAACTAAAATAACAACGAAGGAGTAAAACATGCAGCAAGCGCAACAAGCAAAAGGTCAGGCAAAAGACCTAGAAAAAAAGACTAATGCAAAAGTTCCTGCAAAGATTGATCTTGAATCTTCAGCAGGACAAGGTCAAGAGTTTGTAACAGCTCGTGACCAAAAGTTACCAATACTTAAAATTCTCTATGCCAATTCACCGGTATTAGATGAAAGTGATGGTAAATATATCGCGAACGCAAAACAAGGTGACATCTATAATGAAGTTACTGGAAGTTTGTGGAAAGGAAAAGAAGGTGTACTTGTAGTACCTTGTCTTTACATTAATACATTTAATGAATGGAAAGATAGAGGAGATAGTCCTGGGAGACCTGTAAAAATACATACAGATCCCAGTATTATGAGTGAAACCAAAAGAGGAGACGATAATAAAGATAGACTCCCTAATGGAAACTACATAGAAGACACCGGTAATCATTTTGTTTTTTTATTGGATAAAAATTATTTACCAATAGAACAAGCATTGATTGCCATGAAGTCTACCCAAAAGAAAAAATCTAAAACTTGGAACTCGATGATGCAATCTAGAAGAATCCAAGGATCTAAAGGGTACTTCCGACCACCAACATGGTCGACATCTTATAGATTAACTACTACTAAAGAATCAAACTCACAAAATTCTTGGTATGGTTGGATAGTGGAATTTGATAAATACTTATCAACTGACACTCATTTAAAAGCTTTAGAGGCAACTCGAGAGTTTTACCAATCAGCTATGAAGAGTGATATCTTTGGTAAAGTTAATTTTACTGATGAAATAAATCAGGCACCAAATCAGTCAGTTAAACAGGCAGTACCGTTTTAATGCATAAACGTTTACTAAATCTTTTTAACGGCGATTTAGACCAGTTCATCACGACCTCGCTTACCGGCGAGGTCGATGAGCGTGGTAAAAAACAAGCCGAGTACGTTACACTCCAACAAAAAGTCACAGCCAAAGTGTGGGAAAGACATTTAGAAGGTAAAACTAGAATTGGTTTAAGACCTGAAAAAGATGAGAAAGCAAAATGGGGGTGTATTGATGTTGATCCTTCCACTTATAAAAATTATTCTTCCAAAAAATATATTGATATTATTAAAAATTATAAACTTCCTTTAGTTCCAGTTCGATCAAAATCCGGGGGTTTGCATTTATTTTTATTTTTAAAAGATTGGGCACCTGTGCAGCAGATTAGAAAAAAATTAGATGAATGGAATAATACATTCTTTATGGCTAATGAAGTATTCCCCATGAATAAAGCAGTAACAATGCCATACTACAACATGAATGCCACAATAGAATACGCCTTTGATGATAACTCCAGTCCTTTGATGATAGGAGGTTTTCTAGATTTAGCAGAATCAAAAGCATTAACAATACAAGAATTATATAATTTAAAAACAACAGCATATGAACCGGAAACGGATTGGAATCAGTACCCTCCTTGTGTACAAAAACTTATACAAGAACCTTGGCATGGAAACAATCGAAATAACTTTCTTTTTAATATTATGGTGCTGGAAAATAAGAAGAGCGAAGGAAATATAGATAATAAAACATTTCAAGAGGTTGCGGTTGAACGAAATAAAGCATGCTTTGCTACTCCAATGAAAATTTCAGAAGCTAAAAATGTAGCCAAGTCAGTTAAAGCAAAAGGGTATCAATATAAATGTCCACCAAAACATTCAGAGCTTAGTCCTATTTGTAATAAAGATTTATGTAAATTAAGAAAACTGGGTATTGGGCCTCAAGTACCGGATATGATTGATGATTTTCAAAATATAGCTTTTACTAGAGATCCTAAAACTATTTTCTATAGTTTCGATTATCAAGATCATCGGATCACGGTTCAACCTGAAGACATGAAAGATGAAAAGTCTTGGCGTGTTAGATTATTACGATATGGTATTTTTTGGTTAACTCTTCCCAAAGCTAAAGGTGGTCTACCTGCCTTTGAATTATTATTAAAAGAACTAACAAACCGAGCAGTAGAAAATGAAAAATTAAAATTTACCGACACTATAGAAGAAGAAAAATATATTATTTTAAAAGCTTTCTTTGAAGAAACTCTTGAAGAAGATGATTTTAGTAAATTAAAAGATGGCTATGTAGTTTTAGATTCCAAAACTAAAATATGTTATTTTAAAAAATCTACTTTGGAAAATCATTTAAAGAAACGTAAGCAAGTTTTTAATAATACAATGGATGCTTTACATTATTTAGGATGTGAAAGACATGAGTATCATGAAGGTGAAAAAAATATTTGGTATGTTCAAATGCCTGACTTTGTAGATCACACAAATATAAAAAGTACGACAACTAATACAAGTAAAACAACTACGGAGCTTGATGATGAATTCCATACCGGCAAATTCAGAACTAAAAACTCTGAAAAGCCTTTACCGGAAGACAATTAAAATATTTGGGCCACCTGGAACTGGAAAAACCCATACTTTAATTGAACGTGTTCTTAAAAAATATCTTAGTAAAGGTGTGAATCCTCAACAAATTGCTTTTATTTCTTTTACTAACAAAGCTGTTAACACTGCTATGGAAAGAGCTTTAAGTGCTTTTCCAAAATATTCGGATAAAGATTTTGAACGTTTTAAAACTCTTCACAAATATTGTAGACGTTATTTTAATGAAGAGGTCTTTGATCCTAAAGATTGTATGATTGATTTTGCATTACAAACTAAAATTGTCAAACGAAGTGATAGTAGATTAGCAGACGATAATTTTACATATAAAGATTGGTCTCTAGGAATTTATAGCAAGTCTAGAAATTTGTTAGCCCAGCCTACAGAAACTTACAAAAATGAAAGTTATAAAAAGGATACCTTGGATGTTTTTTTAAGAAAGATTAGAACCTATGAACACTATAAAAAATCAGGAGGAGAACGATCCTTTATAGATTTTGATGACATGATTGAAAGAGCAATTGAAGAAGTTGATTTTCCTTCTTTAAAAGTTTTAATTCTTGATGAAGCACAAGATTGCACTCCTCTTCAATGGAGTGTGGTTTATAAAATGGCAGCTAAGATAGATAGAATTTATTTAGCAGGTGATGACGACCAAGGTATTTATAAATGGAACGGAGCAGATCCTAAATATTTTACTACGTTTTTTCCAGGTAGAAAAGTTAAGTTAAGAAAAACTCGTAGATTTGGTGAAGCTATTCATCAGTTTTCTCAAATTATTAGAAGAGGGATTTTAGATAGCGAAGAAAAAGAATATGACTATACTAAAAAAGAAGGATACGTAAAGCGTTACTTAAATTTTAAAGAGATTCCTTTTCATTCATTAGAAGGAAGTTGGTATATTTTAGGAAGAGTAAACAATACAGTTAACGAATTAAGAATGTTAGCAAAAGATGCTGGTTTATATTTTTCGGATAATGAAGGAACTAAATGTTTTGACCAAAATCAATGGGAAGCTATTAAAGCATGGACAAGACTTTCAAATGGAAAAACAATTGATAAACGACAAGCACAGAAAATGTATAAGTATATTAGAGAACTAAAAGATTCTGATTATCGAACTGATAAATTTTGGAACAATGAACCTGACTTAAGGGAATATAATTTTTCTTATCTTATTGAATGGTGTGGCTTAGACTTGACCCAAGCAGCTCAGAAAAAACAATGGTGGTGGATTTTAAAAAGAAATTTTTCACCAAGACAAACAATTTACTTTCTTAGATTATTAAGACGTTATGGCCAAAAAGAATTAGACAAGGATCCTCATATTATTATTGATACTTTTCATTCTGTAAAAGGAGGAGAAGCTGAAAATGTTGTGATGTATAGTAAAGCCAATTATCCTGCTAACTATCATACTAAATCTAAACAAGAAAAAGCTAATGAGAAAAAAGTTTGGTACACAGGTGCAACTAGGGCAAGAAAAACCTTGCATCTTTTAAGCTCAGATTATAAGTATAACTATCCGTTAGGATCTGACTATTTAATTTATATTCAGGAAAGAAAAAAATGACCTACGCTACACGAGAAATTGCTGACAGAATAAACAAAGAAAATAGAAAAGCTGCACGTAAACGTTGGAGACAAAGTGTTAAAGGAAAAGCCTGGGATCACGCATATTACCAACGTCCTTCCGTGAAGTTAAAAGCACGAAAAAAATATTATGAAAACAAACATAAAAACTATTGTAAACAAGAATATAACGACAACTTAAATATTCAAAACTCAAATAGGTTTATACATTATGACACATAAAGATTTATTTAAAGGAACAACATATGCGTCCTTAGAAAAGCAGGTCGGTGGCAAACACTACAAAAATATGAAAATTCAGCCAGCGGAATTTATTAATGAAAATAAATTGCCTTTTGCTGAAGGGAATGCTATTAAATATATTTGTAGACATGCGATTAAAGGAAAGGAAGAAGACGTCAAAAAGGCAATTCACTATTTAGAAATGATACTAGAAAGAGATTATTCGTGAGCATTTTTACTAATCAAAAACAAATTGATAATGCAATTAAAGCAGCTGACGATAATTTTAAAAAATGGAAGAAAAAAAACAAAGAAGAAAGATATGGACACAAAGAACAGGAAGAACTTACGGCTTCCTATAAACAATCTTTAGCAAATAAAAAAGAAAGGGAAAACAAATGAGCTTACAGCTTTCAATGAATTTTAAAAAACATATTTGGTCGTGCCCGGCTGAATATAAAGACTTATCCCACGCCAAAGAAATAGCCATTGATCTAGAAACCCGTGATGAAGGAATTAGTTCCGGACACGGTGCGGGTTGGGCAACCGGTAAAGGAAATATTATAGGATTTGCAGTCGCAGTAGAAGGTTGGCAAGGTTATTATCCTTTTGCTCACTTTGGTGGTGGAAACATGATTCCTTCTCAAGTTAAAAAATACATGAAAAAGATTTGTGAATTACCTTGTCCTAAAATTTTTCATAATGCACAATACGATGTAGGTTGGTTAGAAAAAGAAGGCTTCAAAGTTAATGGAGATATTATTGATACTATGGTTGCGGCAGCCTTGGTTGATGAAAATAGATTTTCTTATTCTCTTAATGCTTTAGCCAAAGATTATTTAGGCGAGATTAAAGCAGAAACCGATTTGATTATTGCAGCGAAAGAACATGGAGTAGATCCTAAAGCTGAAATGTGGAAATTACCTGCAGAACATGTTGGATTTTATGCGGAACAAGATGCACGACTCACGTACCTTTTGTGGCAACAACTAAAAAAAGAAATAGTTCAACAAAGCTTAGGAACTATATGGGAATTAGAATCTAACTTACTCCCAGTATTAATAAAAATGCGTCAACGAGGTGTAAGAGTTGAGGTAGAATTAGCTGAAAAATTAAGGCTAAAAATGCAGACCCAAGAAAAAGAAAAATTGTTGGGAATACGAAAAGAATCAGGACTAGATATAGACATTTGGGCAGCACGCCAGATCGCCAAAGCTTTTGATAAGTTGAAGATTGAGTATCCACGTACTCCAAAATCTGGTGAACCGTCATTTACACAAAACTGGTTGATTAATTGCAAACATAAGATTGCAAAATTGATTGTACAGGCTAGGGAAATAAATAAATTTCATAATACGTTCTTATCTTCTATCATGAAGTACCAGGTCAATGGAAGAATACATGCAGAAATAAATCAACTTCGATCCGACAATGGGGGAACAGTCTCAGGACGATTAAGTATGTCCCATCCAAACCTTCAACAAGTTCCGGCTCGGAATAAAGAATTTGGCCCCTTAATAAGATCTTTATTTATTCCTGATAAAGGATACAAGTGGGGATCCTTTGATTATTCACAACAAGAGCCACGAATGACAGTACACTACGCAGCTTCAATCGGTGATGGGTATGAAGGAAGTAATGAATTGGTAGATGCTTATCAACAGGCTAGCGCCGATTTTCACCAAACAGTAGCAGATTTAGTAGGAATAGAAAGGGTTCAAGCCAAAACAATTGGCTTAGGATTGATGTATGGAATGGGTAAGAATAAATTAGCTCAATCATTAGGAGTTTCTAAAGAAGAAGCTGATGTTTTAATCTCTAAATACAATCGTAAAGTACCTTTTGTAAAATTACTATCCGATCGTTGTATGCAAACCGCAAATGATAAAGGAGTGATTCGTACAAAAAAAGGTAGAAAATGTAGATTTGAAAGATGGGAACCTAAAGATTTTGGAATACATACTGCTGAGATATTTGATAATGCTGTAGCTAAGTATGGACGAGATAATATTAAAAGAGCCTTTACTTACAAGGCTTTAAATCGTTTAATTCAAGGTTCTTCAGCTGACCAAACAAAACAAGCGATGTTAGCTTGTGCAGATGCAGGCTACTTACCTATTTTACAAATACATGATGAATTATGTTTTAATGTTCACGACAAAGACATTGATCAAATTAAAACTATTATGGAAAACTGTATAGAATTTAAAGTACCTTTTGTAGTCGATGCTAAAATAGGAGATTCATGGGGATATGCCAAGTGAAATAACATTAGCTTATATCGCAGGTTTATTTGATGGAGAAGGTAATGTTATGTGTAAACAATACCCTAGAGCAAAACCTCCTACAGGCAAAGTTTACAATACCTGGTATATTAGAGCTGAAGTCGCTATGGCAAATGAATCAACTATTAAATGGTTGCATCAAACATTAGGCTTTGGTTGGTGTGCTCCTAAACGATACCACAATAAACCTCATTGGAAACCTCAATGGAGATGGTGTTGTGGGTACCGTAACTGTTTAAAATTTGCAAAAATGTTAGCTCCCTATTCTAAAGTTAAAAAAGAAGCTCTTAATCAAGTGATTTTACATTATGAAAATAATCAAAAACTTTCTGCCTAAAGATAAGTTTAAAATTCTTCAAGCAATTATGCTGGGAAATAATTTTCCATGGTTTTATACCGATCATTTAGCAGCTAATAGCATAACCGTTGAAGAAGAAGGAAAACAAATTGATAGATTTTGGTTTGATAATAAAGGTAAACGCGTTAACTATGAAAGTTATTATTTTTTTCATATGTTTTATCAGAACGGTAAACCTAACTCAGAGTTTTTTCATTTAATGGAACCAATTCTTACAAAATTAAAATGTTTTACTGCTATTCAAGTAAGGGCTAATTTATTAGTAAATCGAGATATGTCCTAT